ACAACCAACTCCGGTGACCCGTAGGTTGGAGTGACTGTCGTACCGCTTGCCACCTGAAGTGGTATTCCTAAATACTTTGCCATAAAATTATACGTTTGAATAAACTATTGATGAAATCGCTCTAGGTGGAACCTGTAATGGAGCAACTTCTTTCCAATTCGAACTAAACAAGTCTTGAATAACTCCAAGAATCCAAACCTTCATATCGTGAGCTCCTACATTAGCATCGTGAGTTATTGTTATGGTATCATAATTATAATTACCTTCTTGATAAACCCTCAATTTTAGAGTAGTGGAGTTTGTTGTCACAACAGACATAATTAGTTCAGGATTTGAAATTATTACGTTGCTTGTCCCGTCATTTAGATATATATACTTTTTCATAGTTATGATAATACAATGTTAGAAATTGAGTAAGGAGCATCAGAAGCTGATACGTTATACATTGGCTCTGACCAAGGTCGTTGATTAGCTTCAATAAATTGCTTAGTAACCCAATCAATCATATAGGTATCTGAAGATGAAGGCATTGAGCTGTGAGAAATAGCAATGATATTTATATCTGAATTTCCTGTTCTATACTTTACCTGAGTCTCGCCTGCACTACTTGTCGCTATTTGAATCATATTCTCAACAGGTATAATAAGTACCTCGTGCGTTGGAATGTCATTTACTTTGATAAATTTTACCATTGTTTTTTTGTTTTAACTATATAAATGATTAATAATGTCACAAAGATAGCAAAAAAAAAGGAAGCATTTCTGCCTCCCTTTCACTACTTAGTCTCTGCGACTTTTTCTAGAAATTCTAGAACGTCTAGACCATCATCACTTTGTAAGTAAGATGATACCACATATAACGGGTCCTCTCCAAACGGAATAACAAGCATCCGTTTTTTATTAGTAGGAGTATTAAAGAATACTTCCTTCTTATTCTTTCTAAAAGCTAACACGCCTTTATCAAAGAATGATTGTATCATTGAGTCAATATGTAAAGATGAATCTCCTACAACCTGCAAGAATGCCGCAGGGTTCTGCTTAGCAAATAATAAAATATCTCTACGAAGCTCAGATGATGTAATTGTACTAGGGTCAGTACCAAACGCTACACGAGTAACCGCTTCTATTTGGTCTATACTTAACTCACGAGCTGCAATCAACGCATCAGCCTCTAAGTTTAAGTCCTCTAGTACTTCAGAAGCCTCTTTGTTTTTATCAACTAAAGAATACTTAACATCCTTTGCAGGGTGTAAATCTAAAAACTTCTGTAATGCTTGGTTTGATTTTGGAACCGTTAAAAACCCATCCTCAAATACAATTGGCTCTAGTATTGCGTTGCCATCTTGCTCGTCCTCGAATGGACTCTGTTGGTTTCTTGCGTATCGAAGTGCTCTTTGCTCTCCCTTCTCCTCGTCAAACCATAGTAATGGGAATCTTCTTGAATTTCTTGAAGCAAGCATAAACGATAAAGGTGCGTCTTGACCCAATAGTTTGTACTGCTTATCTACGTACTCTACTGTTTTTTTCATTTGAATTTAATTTGAATTTAAAAAAAAGTAAAAGGAGTCTGTTCGAACAGACTCCCTTTATAATCTACTACTCTTGGAATAAGAAGAAGTTGTTTGCACCTAAAGTACATACAGCTCTCTCAGACAAGAAGTTAACCTCCATTGCATCCAAGTCAGAAGTAGCTGCACCACCTGCTGAACCTGTAATCCAAGTCTTGTAACGTCTGTCTTCAGTTTGTGAAGCTCTGTAACGTACGTGTAAGAAAGGACGCTTAGCGTTCTTACCTAAGATTTGGTCATACACTGAAGTTGAACCTGCAGGTACTAATAACCCGTTGATTCGACCTGAACCTGCACCTGTTGGTAAACCACCACGCATAGTTGGGTCATTCAAGTATTTCCAATCAGACTTGTAGAAGTCATAACCTCTTCGGAAACCTGTGAATCCTAAGTTTAACGCCATCTCTTGGTCATTATCAAACAAACCATATGAAGTACCACCTGCTCCGTAAGAGTTTTGTGCTGCTAACATATCATCAATATCAAATCCAAACTGACGGTCAACGAAGATTACATTCTCTTCAATCGCACCTTGCTTGTCAAGACGTTGGATAATTGAATCAAAGTCGCCTAATACGTTAGGGTTACCACCTGACCATACGTTACCACGTTGGTTTACAGAGTAGAATACACCTTCAGAACCACCTTGACTATCTGAACCTGCTGCGTTACCAAACGCTTTTGCTGCACCTGAAGCTGCTACTGCAGGAACTGCTTCCAACATAGCTGTTTCTAAGTAGTCATCAAAACGTAAACGAGTTTCGTGCTCTGACTTCAAGTACCAAAGGTAACCTGTAGCACCATTCTCAGTAGTTACTTCAACCCATCCAATTTGAGCCATATCAGAACCTGATACTGCGTACTTATCTTTTAAGATAATTGGCTTGTTTTCAAAGAATACGTCATCAGCTTCTAAAGAACCTACCATTCCTGCTGAACCTTTCTTAAATTCAGAACCATAAATAAACATAGTGTAAGTTGCTGTAGCTGAAATTACTGCTGTTGCAGAGTAAAACGCTCCAACAAAAGTACCCGCTGCTGTGTCAACATTAGTAACCACAACCTTAACGCTGTTACCACCTGCATTGTCAATAATCATAGCTGTTTGACCTACACGAACTGCAAGTAAACCTCCACCTAATTCGCCTGCGGGAACAGTGAATGTACTAGATGCCGCACCTGCTGCTGCTGCTGTACCTGTAACACCAACGTACTTGGTATGTAATCTTCCTTGCTCAGCCCATTTGATAAGGTCAGAGTTAGAAGGCATCTCTGCTCCTACTAAACGTAAGAAAGATGCTACGGTACGATTTCCGTAACGCTCAAATTCCTTCTCATAAGTATCAGGTAGATACTGATTTAAGAAGTTAAAATCTGTAATATAGTTGCTCTGTAATGCAACTTGCTCCGCACTCGGCTGTAATGCCGGTTGCCCTGCAGCTCCTGTAATAGCTCCTGCCATTTTTTCTAATTTTTAAAATTTATGTTCTTTTAATACTTCTAATCTTTAAACCACGACCTGAATCATTATTTAAAGATTTAAACTGTGTCCCTGATTTAGACGATACCTCAGGTGTGTTACGAGTTGTCATATTGATATTCTTAGTCTTCCTCATCACATCCTCTGTGGCATTAGCCTTACCCTGCTCATAAAAATATTGAGCAAACTTTTCAGGATTCATTGCAACTGCTAACGCTTTATGGTAACCTGCAGCATCTTTCATAAGCCCGTTCTCATCTAAGTACTTGTTAACAAAGTTCATAGGTGATAACTGTGACTTCTTAGTTTCTTCTGCGTTACCCGGACTATACGTAACTTTATCTTCTCCAATATTGAACTCAAAACCTTTGAACTCATTGTTAAAGACTTCGTCAGTCTTCTGTGTGAACCACTCAGACTTTCGTTTAGTCTCCTCTTGCTGCGTTGCAGCTTCGTTTAAATATTGCTTGTAAGCATTGTACTGCTCCTTTTCACCATCAGAGATAGCTTCCGGCCTTGACTCAAGGGGTTGCTTGTATTTCTCTTGCTGCTCAACGAAGTAGTTCTTAGCTTTAGCAATAGCTTTCTTCTTTGCTACTTTGACCTTCTTAATATCCGACTCATCATCTAAGTCTGCATCGTAGGAGTACTCATCCATTAATGACTGTATATCGTCATCATCAAGAGCTGTCTCCGTAGCCTTAAGGTAGTCACGTAGCAAAGCATCAGGATTCGCTTCATCAAAATTACGTTGTAACTTAACGTAATCACTTATCCCACGTCCTGTTTCTTTTTTATATTTAAAATAAGCAGCGACATCTTCAGGTAGCTCTTCTTGAGATTCTCTCTCAGCAAAAAGCTCATCCATTGATGAAATCTCCTTATTGTATCTATTCTTAATATGTGAAAGAACTTGCTCCTCAGTTAAGCCTTCGGGTTCAGTAGTCTCTACTACCTGCTCAACAACTTCTTCTTTAGGTGTTGAATCCTCAAACTGCTCTTCGTGCTTTTCTAATAATTCTTCTTCGACTTGTGCTATAGATTTTTCTTCTATACCGTCTACTGCTCTTACTTTTAATTCCATTTGATTTGATTTTATGCAAAGTTAAACAATTAATTGATACGATTTAAGCGTATTTAGATGTGACCTTTCCCGCCTTGGTATTAGACACAAACTGCTTCGTTCGTCCGCTTTTCTTTTTCTTTTTTGCTGTAGCTGCCCGCTCTGACTTAGACATACTATTAGCCTTAGCTAGTGGCAAACATCTATCAGGATTGTTCTTGTTCTTACTAGTACCACAGGCTCCCTTAATAGAACCATCGGTTCCAATACGAACCCACTTCTCGTCTCTCCATTTCTTTAGCTCACCCATTACTTTGATTTTTTAGCATAATTAGGGTCTTTACAATATTTACTCGCAGCCATATTAGCATACGCGGATGGGTATCTATCGAATGTTCTTTTAGCCCAAGCTATTCCTGCAGGACATATCTTATTCCCCTTTGTTCTTCCTTTTGTAGCCATATCTATCTAGGTGAAAATTCAGACAAATCAAAACCATCTAAGCTATCCTCGTTAGACTCAAATGTCTGAGGTGGGAGGTTGTTTTTTCTCTGACTTATTAACTTACTCTGCTCTGTATTCTGTTGGCTTATGCGAGCACTTTTTGCATCTTCACGTTGAGTCTCTCTGCTTTGCAGTGCATTCTCAGATATATCTCTAAGACGCATATTAAAGTCAAACTCCTTATCCATAAGCGTAGCCTTAAGCTGTGCCTCGTTATTCATCTTCTGAATATCAAACGCAACCTCTGCTTGTTTAATCTGCATCTTGGCTTGAGTCTCAGCCTGTATCTTTTGCATAGCTGTTTGAGCTGCAAGCTGCTGTGACTTAATCTGCTGCTGAGCCGTGACAGCCTGTTTCTGCATAGCCATCTTCTCATCACGTTCTTGCTTCTTAATACGCTTAACTTTAAGAAGTTGATTAGCAACCTTAAGATTTCTAAGTTCTCTAATATCAATTGCATCCTCTAAATTTATATCACCCTTAGACAGAGCCATTTGTATGTTCTGCTCTAACTGTGCTCTCTCCTCTTCGTCAGGAGAAACTTCTATAAATATACCGAAGTCATATATATATAAATCGTTAATCTCATTAAGGATACCTACGTTGTATTTTCCTATCTGATTAGCAAACTCGTCTTTAAAATCTGCGTACTCTAAAATATCAGATACTCTATATGTTAAGGCTTGAGCTAAACTTCTGTACATAAATAAACTTGCGTCTAGTATATGTCTTGTAGCTGTGTTTGAATTTAAAGCAGCTAACTTCTGCACACCAACCAATGAGTTTGGGTCAGGAGTAGAACCATCTCTAGCTTCATTTAATCCCGTCACCGCACGTATCATTCCTAAGTAATGATTATAGTTTCCTATAAGCATCTGCGTCTTACTAGCTCCCGAGTTTGATGTAAGCTGTTGGATAGGGACTTTACCTTGGTTGTATTCACCATCCTGCGTGTAACTTCTACCTATCACACTACCTGTTTGGAAGTATAAACGCAAAGCATCTTCAGGGTTATAAGCATTTCCTGTACCTAAGTCAACTTCATTTAATCCATCAGCATCTATATAGACACCATCAGGCACAACCTTAGATATGACCTGCTGTAGTTTTAAGTGTGTCATCTGAATTAAATCAGCAAAAGGAATCATCCTTCTAACTAACGACTCAATCACACCCTTATACATCCTTGGTGCTACAGCTACATAGTTTGGTATAGCGTGCTGACTAGCCGACTTAGGTCGAACCATATTCTCAGCAAGCTCCCACTTTAATATAATGTTAGTACCCATAACCATAACGCCATCGTACCACACATCAATAGTCTTCTCAACCTTCTCAAACTTACCCTCATCCATCATCTCTTGCGGTGGATTGAATTGGTCGTCCTTCTCAATCATCTTAGAACCACCATTATCGTACACCTTCTTTTTGTATACAATCTTTTTAGTGGTCTTGTAATTAAAGTACAACAGTGTAGCTGAATCCCTAGAGAATATATTATCTTGGAACATCTGAGCTGAGTTGTAGTAATCGTACCAACTTTGACTATACTTTGATATTTTCTGCAAGTCATCGTTAGTAAGTGAAGGGTCAATCTTCATCAGTTCTATTATAGGCAGAGTCTTTATCTCTCCCCAATAGAAGCAATCTTTAAAGTGAGGGTCTTCAGTATAGCTGTATACTACATTTGCAGGGTCTACATAACTGACCTTTACTCCCGAGCCCGGAAGGAACTCGTGCTTCGCTACACCAATACCAATAACAGTAAGGTCATAATCGAATCTTTTACGTAGGTCAACATATTCATTCTCAGCAAACAAAGTATTTATAGCTTCCTCTTCTGCTATCTCAATAGCAGGTTTATAGTTAAGGTTCATATACAACGAAAGCTCCTCATCATTTTCAGGTAAATCATCGGGGTCCATAGTAAATGGATTCATCCCTGTATTCTCCTGTATAGTTGTAAGAACATCCTTGGCAGCCATCTGCCCTTGTATCATATCCTGAAACTTACTTCTCTTATCCTGAGACATAGCATCCTCAGCATACGCACTAACCTTAAATAGCCTGTCAGACATTCCATTAACAACGATGTCTACAAACTTAGGGAGTATAGGTACGGGCGTCCAATCTAAATTAAGGTAAGATAAATCACCATCTACAGCAAGCTCGTTTTTATACTTAGCAATCGACTGCTCGCCTCTTGCATATAAACGTAACCTCCTAAAGTCTCTTTGTTGGTCGTAGAACTTACAGTTATTAGAATCCTTCTTAAACCATTCATACTGAATAGCTTGACCTATCTGTAATCCAAACTCATCCGTAGCCTTTTCAGCATCAGAAACAAATTGACTAGGAAATCCTGCAGCCGTAATATTTATATTTACCTCTTTCATCTATCTTAATAATTCACTGATTGACCCCTTGTTGTTATATCTCCCAAAGGTAATACTTATTTTTGACTCTTTTTGTTCCGGAAGGTAGGTGTGCTTTTGGTTTGCCATTATAGCTAGGCCTGAACTTATAGAAGCATCAAACTTAGTTCTGTTGTTAATATCAAACCTAGCCCAATCTTCTAGCGTAGAAGCAAAAGGCATAGTACCCATCTCGTCCGAATCTCTGTAGTTACTGTTCATATCTAATCCGATATGCTTTTCAATGTAAGACTCAATTGCGGATGCGTGAGACTGCTTAACATCCTCAGATGAGTTAGGTATCCCGCCCAACTCTTTCTCTGTCTTAGAGAGCTTGTTAAACTGTTTGTCAGGCCTATTCATTGAGTACCCTCTGTATCCTCTGTTCTTGAAGTGATATAAAAGCCTAGGCTTATTATTCTCACACAAGATTGGCATACCATAAAATATACAAGCCATAAGTACTTCTTCGAAGAATATCTCAGCCGTCTGAGGCCTTGCAATATACTCTAAGAAAAATTCACTACTTGGAGCCTCGTCCATATTAAACTTAGTAAGCCCGTGCAAAGAGCCATTCGAGCCTTTACCTCCAACCGTACCTGAGATGTCGTATGAGTCACAGCCGAACGAACCTATATGCTCATTACCCGGGTACTTCATACCCCTTTTTGTTACGATATTGTTTTGTAGATTTTTATTCGGAACCCAACTAACCAAGAACCTACCACGGCTGTCAGGGCTAAATATAACTTGAGTATCTTTCTGACCATCCTTCCAATGAAACGAACCACGAGTTACGTGATGCTCCATTATTAGCGAGTCATTATAATCTATCTGTTGGTATATCTTAGTTAGGTTAAATAAAGATGATTTACTTTCGTCTCTAAATGCGTGCGACTCTGTGCGAGGGAACTGTCTGTAAAATTCATTTAACGCATCAGCGTCACTCTTTAAAGAGTCAACTTCTGCAGTCCAATAATCAACAGCCCCATTACTTATCATCTCGCCATCTACTCCCTCAATTGGTTTGGCAGGTTTTTTAAATACAGGCATTCCGTATCTATCAATAAACCCCTCCATATTCCACTCCATAGGAATAAACAATGCATACATTCCACTTTTAGTTTGCCCGTTTGCATTTCTACTCTCTACATTTGAATCCTCGTATAGCTTCTTGAAGTTATTACCACCCTTAGATAAAGCATTTGAGGTTGACCCCATCATACACTTACCTATAATCTTACTACCCAAACGTAGACAGGTCTTTGTAACACGCCAATTGTTTAGTATGTTATTTGGCTTAATCCACTTCCCACTCTCATCGTGTACTAGGAGTAATAGCTTCTCACCATCATACGAGTTATCATCTGTGTTCTTCCAATCTATTGTAGTATCCAAGCCCTCAAGTTCTTCCGCTTCAACGTCATA